GCTTTTCTAGTAAAAGCAAAATAACCTATGCGATTTAGAGGCACGCCCTTGTTTACATACTTTTGTACCTCGTTTAGTAAACGTCTAGTCTTACCTGTACCTGGTGGTCCTACAACTTTATATCTCATTAATAGTTACTTTCTTTTCTCTCTACAGGTTTGTATTCTATTTTATCTATGTGCATTTGTTTTAGTCTGCATACCTTTAGTGTTTTGCCATCTACGTTTAGTGAGTGATTAAACTCTACACCACATTTGTCTTTCATCTTTTGTGCTATTCTTTCTTCTGGTATTTTCCAACTAGATCCTAAATGATCTATAAAAGAATTAAATCTAAAATAGTGATAACCTTCTTCTGTTAAACATGATCCACTATTTATCTGCACTCTTTTTTGAGCTCTTGGTCCATTAACACAATACTGATACAACTCTTCTTTTAATCTATCTCCTATCTGTGTGCCTGCAGGTGGTTCTATCTTTGTAGAATTTTTTCTAAGTTCTGTAAGCTTTGCTCTAAAATCTTTTGGTTTTAATGGCTCGTGATAGATACCTGTTTGCTCCCATATTAAATCTAATAGTTCTGTTTGTTTAGTAATTAATCTTCTATGACTCGCAACCACACCTGCCTTGTTACCATCAGGTAGTTCTACATTAAAATGATATTCAGGTTCTGCGTACATAATTATTTGAAAGTCTGATATCTCAGGAAACATTGTAATACTATCTGACTTAACACCAAACGGTCTACTATAACAAAGTGTACGCATACACTTACTATGTATTGGATCTTCATAACAAGTGTGACCTGCAGTATCTTTCTTCCATGCAGCTATCTTAGAATCTAATTTTGATTTATCCCAAGGAGACTCTAGATAATTATAGTTTGCATTTGAAACAAAGTCAGGCCATTTATCTTTGTATTTCTTTTTAGCAAAGACCATGTAGTTGTACATAAATCGATCTCTACCATCATCTAATTTTTTCTTAGAACACAAAGCCAGACATGGTGGACCATCATCAAACTCAGGATTAGTTCCAAGTAATATGTTCTTGTAAGTTTCCTCTACAAGTCTATCTAAATCTGACTTATTAATTTTATTTTCGTTAGCAAATTTTACAAATTGTTTTAGGTCTAATGGATTATTATTTTTATCTACTGCATATCTTTTTGTGCTGCCATTATTATAGTAAGGTAAGTTTATAAAGTTACCTGGTTTTATGTCCCCTTTATCGTCTTCCTTTAATTCTTTCTGCTTTGGAAAAATTTCTGTTTGTGGATCTAACCCCAGAGGCATTAAAAAAGATTTCAATGCTGAGATTAAATCTACAGCTGGTATTGGTTCTTCTGAGAACAAATAACAATGCAGACCCCCACTCTTTGATAGTATAGGTATTAGTGGTAACTTGTATTGTTGAAACAAAGCAAGATAATGTTCAACATTAAAATTAGAATAATCTTTTGCGTCAATATCTATACAACCAAACTGAACTGTTTTGTCTAGTCTACATGGTTGTATACCAATAGATATCTTACCTTCTATGTGATCTTTATAATCACCTTGTGTTATGGGTCTTCCTGCCCATTCATAATTAGGTTTGAGCTTGTTCTTCTCTGCATCCATCTCAGCAGAGGACATGTCAGCGATACCAAAATCACCTTGGTATCCAGTAAATAATTTTATAAATTCATCAAACATACAGATCCCGGGTCGGAGCGGCTCCAGTCTCCCTTTACCGCTCCTATCTTTCTCACGAAAGAATTAGTAGTTAGATTCCTCTTGACCAGCAGCAGCTTGTTGCTGACTACCTTTTATAGAGTTATGAAAATCCCTAGCCATTTGGTAAAGCGATGCGTTATCTACTTTTTTAAGTAGGTTCACATTAAAAGTATGCCAAGTAAAACTACCGCTCTGCTCAACAGAGTTTAGTTTGTAAACTCTAGAAAACATTGGAGCTGGCACAGCTTTGCCTGTCTTTGGATCATTCTCAAACTGATCTTCCATCAAAGAGTTCCATTGTCTGCTAGTCTTAAGACCAGTCGACTTCATGGTTAACAAAGCCTTCTCAGGTTTGTCTCCATTGATGATAACAAAATAGTTTGCTGTTTTGATAATCTGATTACCATTAGCTAACATATCTTTGTTCTGTTCGTTTTGAGTTACTTGACCCATGATGTCAGGTCCTCTGTCATTGTGCACAGGTCTACCTTCTCTTTTTTCAAAGGGAGCCCACTCAGGATATGTCATCTTGTAGAATACAGGAATAACATCTATTCCTTTTTCTCCATTGTACAGTTTTTTAGTAACTGTATTATAAAACATACCTGCTTCTGCACCTTCAACATACTTCGCATGTTTCTTTTTAGTTTCATCTGATCCTGATTGTAACAGTTTCAGAAAAGGTAATGCAAGATCAGTCTTTTCAATTGTCTCAAGACCCATCCCTGAATCTGATACAAAATCAATTGTTGCTAATGCACCACCTTGTTTGTTTGCTACGTCTCTTGTTTCTTCATTCATGTTATTTACTCCTTGTTATTTTTGTTTTGTTTCCCTTAAACAGATTAAAATGTTCAGATGGCAAGTCTTGTTTCCCTTCGACTCGTTCTCTGTACAATGCTTTGAGAGTCATGGGTTCTACCTTCAATTTTTGTTGAGGCTGATACCCATTACTCTCGGCAAGGTTAGCGTATTCACGCGCCTTGTTATCTTCGTTTCGACCAAAGGAAACAGTGATTTCATTCTTAATCAAATCACCCAGGTCGTTATTTCGAAGCCAGTTAAATGCGCCCTCTCTTTTGTCTACAGGTATTGTGGCGCTGTAAATTTCTTTTACTTCAATTGCTGAACCATCGTGTAACTTCATGGTTTTAAGTTTCATAGATTCCATTATCTCTGGAATAACTTGTTCAGATATTTTATCTGCAGCTTCTTTCTTTTGTTTTAATTTTTCTTCATCTGCTTTTATTTCATCTTCTAACTTTTGCAGTTGAATAACATAACTAGATAATGACTCTACATTATTTAGTTCATTAACTTGTTGAGGTGCATCCTCAACAAACATCTTTTGTAAGTCTTCACTCATCTATCTTTCCTCTTTCATATAAGTTTATTTCTATTGGGTAGTATTGTCTTTCTTGTTTGTCCCATTTTAACAAATTGTATTTACCATTAGTCATATCAGAAACAATAGAACAGGCAACACCTATTATTGCAGGATCTCCAGTTAATAATAAATAATCATCTGTTGTAAAATCTTTTAACAGTTTTCTTAATTTAAATATTAGAGGTCCTGGTGAAAAAATAATTTGCGATAACTCAGGTAATAAAAATTTAAGCTCACCGTATTTTGATGCGCCCATAATATTTATTTTAGGGTTACCGGTTTGGGTACCAGGTATTTCCTGGATTACATAAACAGTATTATCTTTCATGGCTTGACATATAGTTTGTTTTTGATAAAGTGTCAACTAGAAAGAAGAAAAACTATGAACTATAAATTTAAGACTAAGCCATACGCGCATCAACTCAAAGCATTAGAAATGTCTTGGGATAAAAAAGCATTTGCATATTTTATGGAAATGGGAACAGGTAAATCTAAAGTATTAATTGATAACATATCAATGCTTTACGACAAAGGTAAGATCAACGGTGCCTTAATTGTTGCACCAAAAGGTGTATATAAAAACTGGTATAGTGCAGAGATACCCACACA